GGAAAATTTCCCTGAAAGAAAATAATGAAAGAGAGATGAGCAATGGATAAGTGGGCATCGGCGATTCCTGTAAGAGACGCAAGAGATAGAGCAAAGTTTGCCAAAGGTGGTAAGGCAGAATCACAGCGTTCATTAGACCAATGGACAGGTGAAGAATGGGATAATGTATCTGGAAAGAAAGGTGACAGATATTTACCTAAAAAAGTAAGAGAAGGTATGACACCAGGGCAAAAAGCTGCCGAAAACAGAAAAAAACGACAAGCCACTAAAGCAGGCAAACAAGTAGCAAAATATTCAGAATCATTAAAAAAATCAATGAGAAGTAAAGGTGTGTACAAAGAAGGTGGTAAAACACCTGCATGGCAACGCAAAGAAGGTAAAGACCCAAAAGGCGGTTTAAATCGTAAAGGCGTTGAATCATATAGGCGAGCAAACCCAGGTTCTAAACTTCAAACAGCTGTAACAACAAAACCATCAAAACTCAAGAAAGGTAGCAAAGCTGCAAAACGTAGAAAATCGTTTTGTGCAAGAATGAAAGGTATGCGTAAACGTCAGAAACCTAGCAACAATACAGGTAAGGACAGACTATCGCTTGCATTAAAAAAATGGAATTGTTAAATGGCTAATTTAAACCTCAATGGTGATGTATCTCAAAATGAAAAGATTCTTGAGATGGCATTCAAAGACCTTATAGTATTCGGTAAACTATTCTCTCCACAAGACTTTTTAGCTTCGGCGACACCACAATTTCATGAACAAGTAGGCAGACTGCTCCTTAACAGGGATATACAACAATTGGCTCTTGTTATGCCTCGTGACCACGCAAAGTCAACCTTAGCAGCATGCGCTGTCTTGCACAGGTTTTTATTTGCGCAAAAAGATAGCCCAGAATTTATCGCTTGGGTTGGCGAGGCACAAGACCAGGCTATTGATAACCTTAACTGGATAGCCACTCATATATACGAAAATCCTGCAATCCATTACTATTTCGGCGATTTACAAGGAGATAAGTGGACAAAGACCGAAATTGTATTGCGAAATAATTGTAGAATGATTGCAAAGGGTGCATCGCAAAGATTGCGTGGTAAAAAGCAATTATCTACAAGATACACAGGAATTATACTTGATGACTTTGAATCAGAGCTAAATACTAAAACACCAGAGTCTAGATTACAAATAAAGAACTGGGTAACTGCTGCAGTATATCCTGCGATAGATTTTGATAAAGGTGGATTTTTATGGTGTAATGGTACAATAGTACATTATGATTCATTTTTAAATGGACTTGTTAAAAACTACAATGCAGCAATGAAAACAGGTGAAGAGTATTCATGGACTGTAGAAACACATAAAGCAATCAAAGATGATGGTACACCACTATGGCCTTCACGTTGGCCACTTAAAAAAATTAATGAACGTAAACAATTTTATATAGATTCTGGTACTCCTGCTAAATTTTATCAAGAATACATGAATCAAGCAAAATCTCCAGAAGACCAAGTATTTGGAGAGAATGATATTACATCAAGCTTTTATCAAGGAAGCATTAAATTTGATGAAAGTGCTAACTCTTGGTATTTAAAATTTGAAGATGGAAGGATGGAGTATGTCAATATATATATGGGTGTTGACCCAGCTTCGACACTTGGGTCTAGGAATGACTATAGTGTTATTATGGTTGTTGGTGTTACTGCAGAATACGATTATTATGTTATTGAATACTGGAGAAAAAGAGTATTACCAATGGAGTGTGCCGACCAGATATTTAAGATTGCAGAACGATATGAGCCAATCAAAAGAATAAACATTGAAACTATATCATATCAAGAGATGTTGCGTGATTATGTACAAAAACGTAGCAAGAAAGAAGGAAAATTTCTACCTGGCATTGAAATGGGAATAAAAGGCTATGGACAACAAAAAAAGAAAGATAGATTGTTTGAAGGACTTCAGCCTATGTTTAAAGCAGGTGCAGTACATTTAAAAAAAGACATGCATGAATTTATTGGAGAGTTATTAGATTTTCCAAAAGGTAGTCATGATGATACAATTGATGCATTTTGGTTATCAACTCAATATGCAAAAGGCAATAAAAAAGCAGGCAAAAAGAAAACAATTAGTCAAAAAACAGGAAAAAGAAGAAAAAGATATAATTGGATAACTGGTTCACGTATTTGATTATATATAATTTATTCTTATATTACACACTATGATAAAAGCGGATAAACAAGCAATACAAATAAGAGAATTATGGAAACGATGGAGTAATGCTCGTAAAGACTGGGAAGAACATGCGAGAGAGGATATAGACTTTTATTTAGGTAATCATTTTAGTGAATCTGAAGCTACAGAGCTTGAATCAAGAAATCAGTCAAGTTTACCTTTAGATAGGTTGTATTCTGCTATAGAACAATTCAAAGCAATCATTACATCAAAACCTCCAAAATTTACAGCAATGCCACGAGAGGATTCTGATAGTGATTTAGCAAGTGTATGGAAAACTATCTTAGAATATATATGGAATATATCTGATGGTAATGAAACATTTAAACAAGCTATACATGATTATGCTGTAACAGGACTTGGTTATTTTTATGCCTATGTAGATAGAGAAGCTGATTATGGAAGAGGTGAGGTTAAGTTTACATATGTAGACCCATTTAGAGTTTGTGTAGACCCAAATGCAAGAAACAGATATTTTGATGATTCTACAGGCATGATGCTATCAACAATATTTACAAAGTATCAATTATTAGATTTATATCCACAATTAGCAGAAGTTAATGAAGAAAATGGAAAAATGCTTATTGATGAGATTGAAGGTTACTATGAAGATGAAACTTTTCCTGAAGCACAAAATACAAGAACAAAAGGTTCTTTTACTCCAGATGTTGTAAAAGATTATGATTATGGTGAAGGTTCAGAAAAATATCAGCTTATAGAAAGTTTTTCAAAAATCAAAGTTCCTTATTATAGAATAATGGATACGCAGACACAACAAGAGCGTATACTTGATACAAAAAATATGGAAATGTTTTTACAAAATGAACAGATGGCTGATGCGATGAAACAAGGTTTAATAGATATAGTTGAAGTAAAACAAACAAGAATTAAACTTACATCTACTTTAGGTCAAACAATTCTATATGAAAGAATATTAAATACAGACAAGTATCCAATAGTGCCTGTACCAAACATATGGACTAATACTCCATATCCAATGAGTGATGTAAGAAAAAATAAAGATTTTCAAAGATTTTTAAATAAAACAATGTCATTAATAACATCGCATGCACAAGCATCATCAGGATTAAAGTTACTTATACCACAAGGTAGTGTTGATGATATAGAAGAATTAGAAAGAGATTGGGCGAATCCTAATGCAACAATTGAATATGACCCGTCTTTTGGAGAACCACATTTTCCATCTCCACAACCTTTATCTAACTCTATTATGCAGCTGCCAGGGCTTATTGAAAAATATATTGATTTAAATATGGGTATATTTGAAATGCAACAAGGTAATGCAGAAGCTGCACCTAGAACTTCATCTGCAACTATGATGATGGAAGATTTTGGTCAAAGAAGAAGTAAATCTAAATTAAGAGATGTTGAAGGTAGTTTACGTAGACTTGGTCAAGTGATATACAATTTAGCTAAAGAGCATTATACATATAAAAAAGTTTTTAGAATTGTGCAACCAAACAATGATATGTCAGAATACATGGTAAATGTTTATAATGATAAATCGCAAGCAATAGGCGAGATGATTAATGATTTATCTATTGGTCAGTATGATATAAATGTAATTGGAAATTCTACTATGCCATCTAATAAATGGGGTGAATGGTCTATATATATGGAAGCATATCAGGCAGGACTTATAGATAGAACAGAAGCATTAATGAAAACAGAAATATTTGATAAAGAAGGTGTATTAAAAAGAATGGATATTTTACAACAATTACAAGGCCAGCTACAAGGCGCACAAGAACAAATTAAAAAACTATCTGGTGACCTACAAACTGCAGACCGTGAATCAATTGCGGCAAGACAACGCACAGAAGTTGAGAAGTTTAAAGGTAGGTTAAAAGAAGTTGAACTAAATTCGAAATCTGCTACAACGAAGCAGGTCGATAAACTAACAAACGCAGTGAAACTCGAGTCTGAGAAATCACGTTTACGTGGTGAAGCTCAAGCAAGGCTAGAGAAATTGCAAGCCAAAGGAGGCAAATAATGGATAACGCATTTGAAAATGAAAATCTTGAAAATCAAGGTCAAGTCACAGATAATGTAGGGCAAGATGAAAGTAAAGCACAAAATGAAGGGACTTCAAATGATTGGGAATCTCAAGCTAAGTATTTTCAATCAGAAAAAGATAAACTTCATTCTGAAAATCAAAAACTAAAACAATATGAGCAAGTTGGAAAATTGTTGGAATCACGACCAGATATAGTACAAACAATATCTGGAATGGTACAAGGTGGTCAACCAGCACAACCTGAACGCATTGTTATGGATAAAGATGAGTTTGACCCATGGGAAGCCTATAATGACCCAGCATCTAAATCGTATAAGTTCAGACAACAAGAGTTACAAGACTCCATTAACACTGCAGTACAAGCACAAGTAGCTGGAGTTCAAAAAGAAGTAGGTATGTCAAAACTTCAAAATGAACTTGCTGCAAAAGGATTAACACCTGATGAAATAAATTCATTTGTTAATTTTGCTAGCAAAAATCCAGCAGAATATGGTGTTGATGGTGCAATTAATATGTGGAGAGCAGTAACTGGAGAACCAGCAAAAGATGAAAATGGTAACCCACTTGATATAGTTCGTCAGAATCAAGCAGTTCCTCAACAGGCAGGTATATTATCTGGTGAGCAACCTGTAAGAAAAAGTGATGATGAAGCAGTATGGGAAGGCATTTTAAAAGCTGGAAGTCGAGCTAACGTATTGTAATTAAATTAATTATAAACTAAGGAGAATAAAATGTCAGAGAAATTTAACTCTGGACAAGTAAAGTTTGGAACTCCTGGTTCCCAGACAGCTTTATCTTTAAGTAATGCGTCAAGAAGACTGTATGACTTTAGTGATAGAGTTGCTGATTTAGCCCCAGAAGAGTCTCCATTTTTTGTTTATTTGTCAAAAGTAGCAAAAGTCCCAACATCGGATAGTCAGTTCCGATTTTTGGAAGATAGAACAAAGATTCACATGACTGATAGAAGTTTCTTATTAAATGGTGGTGGTAGCGCAGTCTCTCTTTTAGCTGAAGGTAGCTCTCAAGACTTAAGTTTTGATACTTCAGGTGGAGCTTCTGTTGATTTCTTATTGCCAGGTATGGTTGTAGCAATTGGAAATGTTGACGGAAACAGTGTGCCAACAACAGCAAACGTAAGAATTAATAGTGTTTCTGATGTAGGTTCATCAACAACTTGTAATGTAACTGTAATTCAACATGCAGGCAGTACATCCGTTGCTGATAATTCTAGTTGTACAGTAATTGGCACATCATTTGAGCAAGGTTCTGGTTCACCAGATGTATTTTCACAAGAGCTTGACCATGATTTAGGTTATACTCAAATCTTTAAAACTGCTTGTGAAATGTCTAATACTGCAAGAGCAACTATCTACAGAGGTTATGCAGACGAGTTCCAAAGAATTTGGAATCTTAAATTAAGAGAGCATAAAGTAGATATTGAAAGAGCAATGCTATTTGGTCAAAAAAGTACAGCAGTAAATGGAATACAGTATACTGATGGTATTGTAGGTTCAACTATTAGAAATGGTTATTCTAGCGTTGTAAATGATGGAAGCAAATTATCTTATAATTCAGGTGTTCCTTACTACAAATCAAATCAAGCTTCAGAATTAACTTATGATGATTTATTAGAAGATTTTGAAGTTATCTTTGACCCTGCAAGGGGTGGAGGAAGAGCTAAATTAGCATTAGCTTCAAGACCAGTAATAACTCATTTTAATAAGTTAGCATCTACTGGATTTGTAGGTTCATCAATTACAGATGCAGATACAAGATATAACTTTCCAGCAAGTCAAGGTGCTTTTGGTCATTTAGTGACTAAAGTACAAACTATTCATGGTGATATATCTATGGTTGCTGAATCTTTATTTAGAGGCTTTGCTTCTGGATTTATGATGATGGTTGATTTAGACCATGTTGCTTACAGACCACTTGTAGGAAATGGAATAAATCGTGATACTTCAATAACAACAAATGTGCAACAGGCTGATGAAGACTTAAGAAAAGACATGATTTTAACAGAAGCAGGTCTTGAGGTAACTCTTCCTGAAACTCATGCACTTATGAATTTGGAGGGCGTGTAAGATGAGAAGTGATATATTAAATCAAAATAGTAGTGCATCATTACAATCTAATAGTAAGTTTGACACTCTTGTTAAACATACAAAAGTTTGTAATGTAACATTAGCAAAAAACCTTTCAGCTGGAGACCATTCAGAGTCTTGGAGACAGCCAGCAAACTCAATCATAACAAATTGTTATATTGTTTGTACTGATGCTGTTGAAGTTGCTTCTGGTGATATTGGTTATGATGTAGGAACAAGCGCTCATGGTGAGCAATTGATTGCTGCACAAGCAGATGAAATCTTAGATGGAGGCACAGATGTTGCAATTGGTGCAATAACATATCCAGGAATGGGAGTTTCTTTACCTGGTGGTACAGATGCAGCAACAGCAAAAGTCGCTATTGATGCAGGTGCTATAGCTAATGGATTCAAATATGACGTTCAGGACGATACTACACACGTAGCATCAGCTGTTTATACAGCAACTGAAAGAGATATATTTTGCACAATAACTACATCCACAGATGTAACAGCAAGTGGTGGTGGTAATTTTGCATTTGTATTTGAATACTTGCAATTCAGCTAAACCGAAACAATAAGGTTTAATAGTTTTGTAGAACTATGGGAGCTATCAATAAAAGGTGGCTCCCGAATCTACATAAGACAATAATAATTTTAATAACCCATTCACGCACAGCCAGTGCTTAGGGTAGGAGGATAAAATGGCATTTAAAAAAAGTTTACATAATTTTACAGTAGTTGAAGCTCAAAATTTAGCATTAGGTCAAGCTGGTGCAGTCATAATAGATGGCACAGATGAAATAACAGGTCCATTTATAGCAATAACAGCATTATCAGCAGCTGTTGTAGATACATCTGAATGTACTACAAATTTATCAGGAACTGTTCCAGCAACATTTCCAATACCAGTTGGAACAACTATATATGGACAATTTGATTCAATAGAACTTGACAGTGGCTCTGTAATAGCTTATTATAAATAATGAGTAAGAAAAGCACAGTTAATAAAGCAGGAAACTATACAAAACCTGGAATGCGTAAGCGTATATTCAATAGAATAAAAGCTGGTGGCAAGGGTGGAAATCCTGGTCAGTGGAGCGCACGTAAAGCACAAATGCTT